CTCGGCAAACAGTGACGGCCAGGCAGCGATCTATCTGTATGACCCTATCGTGGGCGACCGCGCGACGGCTGAATGGTGGGGCGGCGTCTGCCCCCAGGACTTCGTGCCCGCGCTGCGCGCCCTCGATGCCGAGGAAATCACCCTCTACACGAACTGTCCGGGCGGTGATGTGTTTGCCGCCGAGGCCATGTGCCAGGCGCTGCGCGAGCACAAGGCCAAGATCACCATGCAGATCGAGGGCTACGCCGCCAGCGCGGCCACAGCCATCGCCTGCGCCTGTGATGAGGTCGTGGCCACGGCCGCCTCCAAGTACATGATTCACCAGACGTGGACCATCGCCATCGGCAATGCCGACGATATGGACCATGTGGCCGAGCTGCTGCGCAAGTGCGACGGCACCATGTACGACGCCTACGAGGCGCGCACCGGCCAGGCCCGTGACCAGATCGAAGCCTGGTGCAAGGCTGAAACCTGGTTCACTGCCGCCGAGGCCGTCGAGGCTCGCTTTGTCGATCGCGTGCTCGAGGCCAGCCCGAGCGCCCGCGCCACAGCCCGCCAGTGGAATTTCTCGGCCTACAGCAACGGTCCGCGCAGCGAAAGCCCGGCGCCCCCAGCCAAGGCGCCCCAGGAACCACCGGCGCCGACCATCGCCTACGCCACCCAAGACCACCGCGACCGCCAGCAGCAGCGCATGCGCATGCTGGCCCGTACCCGTCAGTAAAGCGCCTCGCGCAACTGAGACAGCCGCCCTTGAGGCGGTTTTTTTACGTCCTCTACGACCTGCGCGAGCGGTCACAACTGAAATGAAAGGCTCACCATGAGCAAACTTGCACAACTGCGCGCCCAGCGCGACGCCAAGGCCAAGGCAGCCGCCGAGCTGAACGCCAAGACTCCCGCCGACCAGCGCATGCCGGCAGCCGACGCATCGGCACTGGACACGATCCTGAACGAGATCGAGGCCATCGATGACGAGATCGCCCGAGAAAACCGCCTGACCCAGGTGGCCGGCGATGAGCATGCCGAGCATGAGGCAGCGCTCAACGCGGCAACCAATGGCGGCAACAACTCCAACGAAGCCCAGGCGCTGCGCGCCATGCTGGTGGGCGGCCTGTCCAATCTGACGCAGGAGCAGCGCTCCTCCATGGCAGCCCGCCAGACCGGCGATATTCGCGGCGCGATGTCCACCACCGTGGGCACGGAGGGCGGTTACACCGTGGCCACTGAGTTCAGCCGCACGCTGATCGAGGCCATGAAGCAAATGGGCGGTATGCGTGCCGTTGCGACGGCCATTCAGACAGGCACCGGCGCTCAGATGCTGTTTCCGACTGCTGACTCCACTCAGGAGGAGGGCGAAATCGTTGGCCAGAATGGGCAAACCAGCAAGCAGGACACCACTTTCGGTCAAGCGGCTGTCGATGTCTATAAATACAGCTCCAAGAGCATCGGCGTGCCTTTCGAGCTGCTGCAGGACTCGTTTATCGACATCGAGGCCTATCTCAAGAATCTGCTGCGTCTGCGCTTGGGCCGCATCCAGAACCGTCATCAGACTGTCGGTACCGGTGTTGGTCAGCCATTTGGCGCCGTGACTCGCTCTACCGTGGGCAAGGTCGGCGCCACCGGTCAGACGGCTAGCGTCACCTATGACGATCTGGTGGATCTGGAGCATTCCGTGGACCCGGTCTATCGTGCGCTCTCCGGTTGGATGTTTCACGACGACACGCTCAAGGTCCTGCGCAAGATCAAGGACGCCCAGAACCGCCCCATCTTCGTGCCTGGCTACGAGCAGGGCAACCCTGGCGGCGCCCCTGACCGCCTGATGGGAAAGACCATCACCATCAATCAGCACATGGCGCCCATGGCCGCCAATGCGAAGTCCATCCTGTACGGCGACTTCAGCAAGTACCTGATCCGCGACGTGATGGATGTGACGCTGTTCCGCATGACCGACTCGAAGTACACCGAGGTTGGCCAAGTCGGTTTCCTGGCCTTCTGCCGCTCTGGCGGCAACCTGCTGGATGTGGGCGGCGCAGTCAAGCACTACGCCAACTCGGCTACCTGATGAACCCTGGCCCCGGCTTTTGCTGGGGCCGCACCTGAAGGAATCGACATGGCAAAGAATGACACCAAAAAGACCGCGGGCGCAGCGGCTCCTGATGCGAAGGACGCCCAGGCCGATAAGGTCGCCCAGGCTGAAGGCACAACCACAGGCGCGACAGGGACCGCTGCAGGCGCAGCGCCACCAGCCGCAGCGAATGAGCTGGCTGGCCAAGCCGCGAATACGGCCGAGCAGTCCCCGGCAGCGTCTGCCGCAGGCCCGGCAGATGTTGTGCAGCAAGTGGGAAGCGTGAGCGATACGCAGGTCGAGGAGCTCGCGGACGCGCTGCTGGCGCGCGCCCAGGATAGCGGCGCGCTTGCCCCGTCTGCATGGCCGCCTCAGCTCTTCGATGTCCGCGTCCTTGCTCCCGTCACCATCGGCGGCGTGCGCTATCAGCCCAACACTGTGCTGGAAGGCCTGCCGCTGGCGCTGGTCGAGGCTCATATGGGCAGCGTAGACCCTCATCCCGAGGCTGTGGACTATGCCCGCGCCAACGGTGGGGAAGTGGTTCAGTACCTGGGGCCGGACCAAGAAGACGAAGGCCAGGACTAGACCCATGCAAAAGATGGACCTCGCCTACGCCAAGGGACATCTGCGCATCGACCCCGACGACACCGAGGAGGATGCGCTGATCTCGGGATGGATCCAGGCTGCATATCTGGCCATCGAGGGCAAGATATTCTGCAAGCTCTACGAGGACGAGGCAGACATCCCCGAGGGCTCAACCGGCATTGCCATCGATGAGGGTATCCAGACCATCGCCCAGTTCATCCTCGGACACTTCTATGCCAACCGGGACGCCGTGGCCCCCGGCCAGGCAGCGGAGGTCCCGATGGGCGTGGACTGGCTCCTCGATCCCTACATCAACACCGCAGGAGGATTCTGATGCTCAAGGCCGGAACCCTGCGAGACCGCATCCACATCCTGCGCCGCACCACGGCAGAGGACGGTTGGGGCTCTCCCATCGACACCTGGGAAAACATTACCGTGCAGCGCCTGGCCGCCAATGTGCGCCACCGCTCCGGCATGAGCACCATCAAAGCCGACGCCGATGTGTCTATCACACGGGCATCCATCCGCATTCGCCGGCGCACTGATGTGAATGCCGGCATGCGAGTGCTGTTCGATGGCCAGGTGTACGAAATTGACGATGTGCTACCCGGCGAGACCCGTGAGTACATAGATCTGGTGTGCAGGCGCACACAAGGAGTGCAGAAGAAATGACCACTACCACCGCACCTAAGAAGGTTGCCGAGCCCAAGAGCACGGCTGCGCTGACTTTGGGGCCCGGCCGTTTTGGTCCGGTCGCCCACGCCGGCGGCGTCATCATCGAAGGCCTGCCCGTTGCCGTGGCAGAAGCCAATGCCGCATGGCTCGAGGCGGATCCAGTCAAGGTGCGCGAGGCACGCCGTGCTGGCGCTGCTGTCGTGCGCTATCAGGAATGAGCAGAAGCAAATTTTCCCGGCGTGCAGCTGATGCGTGGCGAAGCAAGGCTTTGCGCGGCAAGAATACCTTCAGCATTGAGGCGGATCTTTCTGGCCTTGATGCCCTGCTTGGCCAGCTTGAAGATGGGGCTGCTGAGGCGGTTCGTCCCATGGCGCAGGCTGCCGCGCAGGTCTTCTATGACCGAGTTAAGACTAATGTGAAGGCGCTTGGCCGAGAGACCGGCAATCTTGAAGACTCGATCTATCAGGCATTTAGTCCGGAAAAGTCGCAGGATGGTAAGCGAGCTGAGTACCACGTCAGCTGGAACCATAAGACCGCGCCTCACGGCCATCTTGTGGAGTACGGCTACCTGCAGCGCTACCGCTACTACCAAGACAACCAGGGTGCCGTGCGTCCCATGGTTCGGCCTGGCATGGAAGGCAAGCCGCGACCTGGGCGTCATGCTTCCCAGGCGGAAAAAAACGCCTACTACGTGACATTGCCAACACCGAAACAGGTTCCAGGCAAGGCCTTTGTGCGCAGTGCAGGTAGTGCGCTGCCAGATGCCCTGCGGGCTGCCGAAGACGAGTTGTTGCGCCGGATCTTTGAACGAGGGGCCTACTATGGCGCTTGAAGCCGACTTGATGGCCTTGCTGCGCGCCGAATGCCCGCGCGTGCATGTCGGTACCGCTCCCTATGGCACGCAACAACCCTATGTGACCTGGCAGCACATAGGCGGCGAGTCCCTGCGATACACAGACAACACGCCTGCCGATAAGCGTCAGCCGCTGATCCAGCTCAATGTCTGGGACACGCCGGCTCTCGCTGCATTCGAGCTGATCCAGCGCATCGTTGAGCGCCTGTGCCTTGCCGAAGCCTTCCAGGCTGAACCGCAGGGAGAGCCCATCCTGGCTTACGACGATGCAGACATAGCCACCGGCTACCTGCTGACCTTTTCCATTCTGGGCGACCGATAGGCCGTCTGTTCCTACCGCCGCCCGGCGGCTTCTTGGCCCGCGAGGGCGCAACTCTTGACCCGCTTTCAGCGGGCTTTTTTATTGGAGGACCATCAAATGGCATCTCTACCCTCTAGCTCGCGCATGGCCGTGGCAACGGGGCTCAGTGAACCCAAGGCCGTGTCAGCCATCACCAACGCTGTCGAGGCGGTTTGCAACTCGCCTGCCAACGGCCTGGTGGTGGGCGACATTGTTGTGCTCACCAGCGGCTGGTCCCGGCTGAACGAGCGCGTGTGCCGCGTCAAAGCCGTGACAGCTCCCGATAGCTTCACGTTGGAAGCGTTCAACACCTCAAACCTCAACCTGTTCCCTGCTGGCGCTGGCGTGGGCGCCTTCCAGAAGGTGGTGACATGGGTGGATCTGCTCAAGGTGCTGCGCAATGACGCCTCCGGCGGCGCGGCCAAAAAGGTCACCTACCGCTATCTGGAGGACGATAACGAGCGCGAGCTCAATGACGGCTTTGCCGCTGTGGCGCGCACCATCGAAATCGACGCCGATGCCCTGGAGACGGCGGGCTACAAGGCCCTGGCCCTGCTGACGGACACAGGCGCCGATACCGTTCTTCGCACCACCACCAAAAAGGGCGCGGTTTCCTACCTGTATTGCACTGTCGCCATGAATGAGGAAGTGCTGATGCAGGACGGCCAGGTCAACCGCGTGAGCGCGGATGTTTCCGGCAAGTCGCGCTCCACGCGCTTCGCCAAGTCCGTGGCCATCGCCTGATAGCCACGCCACCCCATGCACCGACGTGGCTGCTTCGCTCCTTTCAGCGGGGGCGGGCGGCCGCGCACGGGCTTCATTTCCCGCTGAAAGAAATACACCATGAGCGATAACGCACAAAAGCCGCCCGCATTCATCTTTGGCGCCCGCCCCGTGACTGTGGAATCTGATGTCAAATTCAAGTCCGTGACCGGCATTGACGTGGACATCACCTGTCAATTCAAGTATCGCGACCGCAAGGAGTTCGCTGAGCTGTGGGATTCGCTGATGGGGCAGAAGGCGACCCAGGCACCCGAGCGCCCCGAGGACTTCACATTCAAGGCGCTGGCAGACCGTGACATCAAGGGCCATGCAGAGCAGGTTCTGGAATACCTCACAGGCTGGCCCCTGGACTTGCCGATGAACAAAGACAGTCTGGAGCAAATGTTTACCGAGGAGCCGAAAGCTGCCGGGGCTTTCTGGGAGGCCTATCGCCGCGTCTGCATCGAGGGCCCCACGGGAAACTGAGCGCCGCCGCCGTTGCCTTCTTTCGCCCAGAGCCGGAGGTGGCCGAGGGCTTTGCCCCCGAGGACTATTGGGAGGATCCAGTGGAGGTGTGGCCCGACTGCCGCGCCTCCCTGGAGCTGTTTGTGTCGCTGCAGACGCAATGGCACATCGTGGGCGGCTTCGGCGGCGGCATACGCTCCGGCCTACGGTATGAGGCGGTTTATCCGCTGCTGGACCGGTTCGCTGGTGATGATCGAGAAAAGTGGACGCGGCTTTTCAATGACCTGCAGCACATGGAGCTGGCAGTGTTGGCCAGCGCAAGCGAATAGCTTTGATAGCATCCATTCACATTTATCAGACATCAGAATGGGAGGATGGATGCGGAAAGTATTTGCAGCGCTTGCAATTGTCGGCGTGATTATTGCGGGCGTATTCGCGTGGCGAACCCACATCATTAATGAGCTGCGAAAGCCAGTTCTTGAAAAATTAAATGATCCAGATTCAGCTAAGTTCAAAAATGAATGGTTGGTAACTGGGTGGAATGGATGGTCGGTGGCTTCAAGCATCCTTTGTGGTGAAGTTAACGCCAAGAATCGAATGGGTGGCTACGTCGGTTATGTGAAGTTCTCGTCTATAGCAGGTGAATACGCTGATATTGGCTCCGATGACCTCGGAGTGAAGATGGTGGAAAGTGCCTGCTCAAAAGACGATTGAATAGATTTAATTTCATATATGGCTCGCTTCGGCGGGCCTTTTTTATTGGTGAGGCGGTATGGCAGAAAACAGTCAGGACCGGAAAGCTAGTTTTATCGTTTCTGCTGAGAACGATACAAAAAGCACCTTCCAGGAAATCAAGGCTGATGCTGCCGAGATGGCGGGCTCGGTTGAGCAGGCTGGGGAGCGCGCTGCCCGTGGCGTCAGTTCCATTGGCGATGGTGCAGAAGCTGCCGCCCAGAAGCTGACCCGTGAAGAGGGCCGCATGTCCTCGGCGCTGATTCGTGCGACCGAGCAGGCCCGCATTGCAGCCCAGGCCGGCACCAGCATGGCCAAGGCTTTCGAGCTCAAGGCCGATATGCGTGGCATGGATATGTCGCGCATCACTCCATTGGCCGCGGAGCTGCGCAAGGCAGAGCAAGCTCTTGCTGAGTACAAAGCGCAACAGGCCCAGGCAGCCAGCCAAACGTCTTTTATCGACAGTCTCCGAGCACAGGCCGAGGCAGTCGGCAAGACCCGGCTGGAATTGCTCGAGCTCAAGGCTGCTCAACTCGGCATCACAACGCAGGCCTCTCCTTATATCGCCCAGCTGCGCAACGCAGAAAACGCTCAAGGGCGCCTGGGCAAAACGGCAGGGGAGTTGCAGTGGGCTTTGCGCGGCGTGCCCGCCCAGCTCAGCGATATTGCTGTCAGCATCGAGGGTGGCATGCCGCTCATGACGGTGTTCATGCAGCAAGGCTTTCAGCTCCGGGACATGTTCGGTTCCTGGGGGGCTGCTGGGCGCGGCGTGGTCATGTCGCTGATCGGCATGGTTACGCCCCTGACCGCTGTGAGCGCTGGGGTGCTGGCGCTGACGGCCGCGTACTACTACGGCTCCAAGGAGCGAGACGCTTTCTTGCGCTCGCTGGTGATGACGGGCGACGCAGCCGGTGTATCCACGGATGGCCTGGTCATCATGTCGCGGCAGATCTCCGATTCGGTCGGTACCCAGGCCAAGGCGACTGAGGCCCTGGTGGCTTTCGTGGATGCCGGCGTCAAAGGCCAGTCCGAGTTGCGCAAGTACACACAGACCGCCATTGAGTGGGAGCGCGCCACGGGCGAAGGTGTGGACAAGACTGCAGCCAAGTTCGCCAGCCTGCAGGAAGATCCGCTGGCTGCTGTGCAGAAGCTCAATGAGGGCACGAACTTCCTGACAGCAGCGGTCTATGAGCAGATCAAGTCACTGCAGGACCAAGGGGACGAGACAGCGGCCGCAGAGGTGGCCATGGACGCCCTAGACACAGCAATGCGCGATCGATCCAAGCGCATTGTGGAGAGCCTGGGCTGGATCGAGAAGGCATGGCGCGGTATCAAGGATGCTGCTGCTGGCGCTGCGGAAACGATGGCGAACGCAGGTCGCCCGCCGACCAAGGAGGATGAACTTCTGCTCCTTCGTACGGAAATTGCAAACAAGGAGCCTAGCCTAAAGTCTGATAGCGCCACAGTGCGCAAGCAAACACAAGCCCGTATCGACGAACTTCGAGGCCGCGAGTGGGAGCTGATGGCCGACATGAATAGTGATGTGCTCGGCGTCGTGCAAAAGGATGCTGACCGCTTGGCACTGGCTGCGCGTGTTGCATCTGATAAGGCTCATGAAAAGTACAAGTCCAAGCCCGAGAAAAAGGAAGATGAGCAGGCAGCCCGGAAGCGGGTGTATGACGAGCTGATCGACAAAAACGGCTACAGGTACACGGCGGAGCAGTTGGCCAAGGAGAAGGCAACCTTCGAGGCCGACATGGCCGCCATCAGTAAGAAGTACGAGGACAAGAGCCCCAAAGGCTCCTCAAAGCCTGCGCGCGATGACTTGTCCATTGATGTGAATGCATTCAAGCGGCAACTGGATGACATGACCAGCATCTATGCCGGCTCGCAAAAGATCCTTGAGTCCCAGCGGTCTGCTGGGCTCATCGATGATCGTGAGTACTTCGAGGCCCGCCGCGGCTTCATCAACCTGGAGGCCGATGCGCAAGACATGCTCCTGAATAAGGAGCTTGAGCGCTACAAGCAGGAGAAGGTGACCAAGGACAACCGCCTGCAGGTCGAAAAAGGCATTGCTGATACCCAAGCCAAGCTGAACAAATCTCGCCTCGATCGCGCGGTGTCTCTGGAGCTCCTGGGCAAGCAGGAGACTGCGGCTCTCAATGCGCAGAAGGCCGCACTTGATGCCGCCGAGCGCTCCGCTGCTGCGTACCTGTTGACGCTGCAGCGCGGCTTTGACCGCAACGTGGACGCTGTGGGATGGGGCACTGAGCGCCGCAATGTCGAGGGTGGACGCCAGCAAATTGAGGACCGCTACAGCCAGCAGCGCATGGACCTCGATAACCAGCGCGCCAAAGCGGAGTTCGATGCAGACGGGCAGCTGTCGCCCCAGCAGACTAAGTACTACGAGGACCGTCAGGCTCTCATCGACAAGTACGAGGCACTGGCATTGGATGCCTATGGCAACGGTGTGCAGCGGCGTCTCGAGGCCGAGGGCAACTGGCTCAATGGCGTCAGTCGTGCATTTCAGGACTACAGCAGCTCGGCTGCCAATGTGGCCCAGCAGTCGGCCGACATGTTCGGCAATGCCTTCAAGGGTATGGAGGATGCGCTGACCAGCTTTGTCATGACAGGTAAAGCCGACTTCAAGAGCTTGGCCAACTCGATCATCGCTGACATCGTGCGAACGCAGGTTCGAGCACAGGCATCTGGGCTGTTTGGCTCCCTGGTGAATGGCATTACGGGCTTGTTCGGTGGCTCGCCTGGCAGTGCTGGCGCGTCCGCCACCAGCATTCTGAATACCGGCATTGGTTTCGGCTCCCTGGCTGGCGGCCGCGCCACCGGCGGCGGTGTGTTGCCACGCTCCATCTATGAGGTGAATGAGCGCGATGTTCCCGAGTTGGCGAGCTTTGGCGGCAGGCAGTACCTGATGACAGCTGACCAGCCGGGCAGCGTCACCCCGCTCGCGCAGGCCACCACTGCGATGCCGGCACGCGCACTGACTGCTCAGGCTGCAGGCGGTGCATCCACTGTGCAAGTGCAGGTATACGTCGATGCAAATTCTGGCTCTGGCCAAGTTCAAGCGACTGCATCCGGCTCCGGTAATCAGTCCATGGCGCAGCTTGGCAAGTTGCTGGGCAATGCAGTCAAGGAGCAGCTGACGCGCGAAATGAGGCCGGGTGGTTTGCTCTGGTCTCAACAGAACGGGAGGGCATAGTGAAAGAGCTCACATGGCGCCCCCAGGGCGGCGCAGAGCCGCAGGTGACGCACCGCACGCTCAAGGCGCAATTCGGTGACGGGTATGCCCAGCGTGCCGGCGACGGCATCAACACCCGCAAGGAAGTTTGGCCGCTGACCTTCATTGGTCGCAAGGCCGAGATCAAGGCCATTGCGGCTTTCTTTGATGAGCACGCAGGCTACAAGGCATTCCGCTGGCGCGGAAAGACCTTTGTGGCCCCGCAGGGCTACACCCTGCGCGAAGGCGCATTCGTGTGGACGCTGAAAGTGACCATCGAAGAAGAACCCAGGCCGTAACGGCAATTGCCACCCGCCACCAGCCCGCCCCGTGCGGGCTTTGTCTTTTCAGGGATCCCGATGATTACAGCTGATATTCAAGGCCTGGCCCCAGGCGACCGGGTTTACCTGTTCGAGTTGGATGCCACACAGATCGGCGGCGAGCATCTTCGCTTCCACGGCTACCCGCAGGCCGGGCCCATCTGGTGGCAGGGGAGCGAGTACGGCCCCTGGGCCATCGAGGCCGAAGGCTTTGCGCGCACTGGGGTGGGTACCCAGCCTGCACCGACCTTGCGCGTTGGCAACATTGGCCAGGACGAGCAGGGCAACCCGCTGCCGGGAGTCATCTCGGCGCTGTGCCTGGCGCTGGGCGACCTGGTGGGCGCGCGCGTCATCCGGCGCAGCACCCTGAGTAAGTACTTGGACGCCGCCAACTTTCCAGGCGGCAACCCGACAGCCGACCCGCTCGAGGAGCTGCCTCCGGAGATCTGGCTGATTGAAGCCAAAACGGCAGAGGACAAGGAAACCGTCGAATTCGAGTTGCGCTCTGCTCTCGACTTTGACGGCGAGCAACTGCCGGCGCGCCAGATCCAGGCCAACACCTGCGGCTGGCTCTCCATTGGTGGTTACCGAGGTCCGTACTGCGGCTACACCGGCTCGGCCATGTTTGACCGTGACGGCAATCCTGTCGCAGATCCCACGCAGGACAAATGCGGTGGCCGTGTGAGCGACTGCAAAAAGCGCTTTGGCGAGTGGCAGCCCATCAATTTCGGCGGCTTCCCTGGCGCCGATGCACTGCGGGGGTATTGACCATGCTGCACAAAAAAACCATGTCGGCCATTCAGGCCCATGCCCTGGCCGAGTACCCGCGCGAATGCTGCGGTCTGATCGTGGCAGTGGGACGGCGCGAGGAATACCGGCCATGCACGAACCTCGAAGCCAGCACAGGGCAGTTCCGCATGAGCGCCGAGGCCTGGGCCGAAGCCGAGGATGCCGGCCAGGTGCTGGCCGTGGTGCATAGCCACCCCGACGCCCCGCCAACGCCCAGCGAGGCCGACATGGCCGCATGCGAGGCATCGGGCGTGCCCTGGGTGATCGTGAGCGTGCGCGATGGCGCTGTGGCCGATGTGCATCAGCTCGCTCCCTGCGGCTGGCGTGCGCCGCTTCTGGGTCGCCAGTTTTTCCATGGCGTGCTTGACTGCTACACGCTGATCCGTGATTGGTATGGCCGGGAGGCTGGCATCGAATTGCCTGATTTCGAGCGCGCTGACGACTGGTGGAACAACGGCCAGGACTTGTACATGCAGCAATTCGGCCTGGCCGGCTTCGAGCGCATCCCCGAGGGGGAGGCTATTCAGGCCGGCGATGTGGTGCTGATGGCGGTGCGCTCGCCGGTGGCCAACCATGCCGGCATTTACCTGGACCAGCGCCCCATAGTCGAGGCGCCCGACCTGCACCCGGTACCGAACGCCATGCTGCATCACCTCTATGGGCGCTTGTCTGAGCGTGTGGTGTACGGCGGTTACTGGCAAGAGATCACGCGCGCAGTGATTCGACATAAGGACTTCAAGGCATGACCTACACCGACGACCAACCGCTGCGCATAGTGCGGCTCTATGGCCGCCTGGGCGCTCAGTACGGGCGCGTGCACCGCTTGGCCGTGGCCAGCTGCGCCGAGGCCGTGCAGGCCCTGGCCGTGCTGCTGCCCGGCTTCGAGCGCGAAATGATGACCAGCCAGAGCCGTGGCGTGGGCTATGCCTGCTTTCTGGGAAAGCGCAATCTGTCCGAAGACCGGCTGTGCGATCCCGCCGGCGGCGATGACATTCGCATCGCTCCTGTGGTGCAGGGTGCAAAGCGCGGCGGTCTGTTTCAGGTGGTGCTAGGCGCAGCCCTGTTTTTCGCGGCGCCGTACATCGCGCCCGTGGTGGGCAATATGGCCGGCGCTTTGGGCTTTGATGCCATCAATGCTCTGGTGGCCACCAGCAGCGCGCTGTCGGGTATGGGCGCTGCAATGATGCTGGGCGGCGTGGCCCAACTGCTGAGCCCGCAACAACGCGGCCTGAGCGCCAAGGACGGCCCGGAGAACGGCGCTTCCTACAACTTCAATGGGCCAGTCAACACGACCGCCCAGGGCAACCCCGTGCCGCTGCTGTACGGCGAATTGATTATTGGCTCGGCGACTGTCAGCGCGGGCATTTACTCCCAAGACCAACAATGAACGCTTTTGAAGTAGTGCCGCCTCGCCCTGTGCGCGGCGGCTGGTCCCTGCGCGGCTACAAGGGCAAGGGCGGTGGCGGTGGTGCGCGTCAGCCTGTGGAGGCCGCTGACAGCCTGCACAGCACCAGCTACGCCCGCGTGCTTGATCTGCTTAGCGAAGGTGAGATTGCCGGTCTGGTTAATGGCCTGCAGTCCATCTATCTGAACAACACCCCACTGCAGAACGCAGACGGTAGTTTCAACTTTGCGGGCGTGACAGCAGACTTTCGTGCTGGCTTTCAGACGCAAGACCCCATCCCAGGCTTCCCCTCGGCGGAATCTCCTGTGGCCGTGGGCGTGGAGCTCAAAGCCGCTACGCCTTGGGTGCGCTCCATTCTCAATCGCAACCTATCGGCCGTGCGTGTCACGCTGGGCGTGGATGGCCTGTCCAAGGCCAACACCGAAAACGGCGACATCAGCGGCCACACAGTTGAATACGCCATTGACCTGCAGACAGATGGCGGCGCCTGGGTGCAGGTGCTGGCTGCAGCCTTCACCGGCAAGACCACGCAGCAATATCGCCGCACGCATCGCATCGACCTGCCGGCAGCGCTGAGCAGCTGGACGCTGCGCGTGCGCCGCATCACGCCCAATGCGAATAGCAACACCGTTGCTGACACTACGGTGATCGAGAGCATCACAGAGGTGATTGACGCCAAGCTGCGTTATCCCATGTCGGCCCTGGTCGGCCTGCAGGTGGATGCGAGCCAGTTTCGCGGCAGCGTGCCCACGCGCGCCTATCACTGCCGTGGCCGGATCATCCGCGTGCCGAGCAACTATGACCCGGTGATGCGCTCCTATGCGGGGATCTGGGACGGCACATTCAAAAGCGCCTACAGCAACAACCCGGCCTGGGTGTTCTACGACCTGGCCACCAATGACCGCTATGGCCTGGGTAAACGCATTCCGGCTGGCTGGATCAACAAATGGTCCCTGTACCAGATTGGCGTCTATTGCGACGGCATGGTCTCCAACGGCCGTGGCGGGGTGGAGCCGCGTTTTACCTGCAATGCCTATCTGCAGAGCCGTGGTGACGCCACGCGCGTGCTGCAAGACCTGTGCAGCATTTTTAGGGGCATGGTGTATTGGGCCGCTGGCGCTGCTGTGCCTGTGGCGGACATGCCGCGCGATCCCGCCGTCACCTACAACCAGGCCGATGTGATTGACGGCCGTTTCTCGTACAGTGGCAGCCGCCTGAAGGACCGCCACACGGTGGCCCTGGTGTCGTACAACGATATGACGGACTTTGGTCGTCAGAAGGTCGTCTACTACCAGGACGATGCAGCCGTGGCGCGCTACGGCATCCGCAAGGTGGAGATCTCCGCCTTTGGCTGCACCAGCGAAGCTCAGGCATTGCGTGTGGGCCAGTGGGCAGTGCTGACCGCCCAGCGCGAGACCCGCTCGGTGTCTTTCTCGCTGGGGCTCAAGGGGAATCTGTGCTCCCCTGGCCAGGTCATCGAGATCGCCGATAGTGCATTTGCGGGCCGCCGCATGGGCGGTTTGGTCAAGAGTGCGACGGCTGCCAAGGTAGCGCTGGACGCCCCTGTGACGGCCCAGGCGGGTGACTCCATCACTGTGATGCTGCCCTCGGGGGGGGCTCAGTCTCGCCGCATCGCCTTTCTGGAAATGATTGGCGGCACCCAGCATGTGAGCGTCAATCCCGCGTTTGATGCAGCGCCTGTGGCAGAGAGCAGCTGGGCCATCAGCACTGCCGATGTGGCCACGCAGCTTTTTACCGTGCTGTCGGTCACAGAGGGTACTGGCCCGGGCCTGACGTTCGATGTGTCGGCCATTCAGCACGAACCCGGCAAGTTTGCCTCCATCGACCAGGGCGCGTTGCTGCCCGAGCGCCCTGTGTCCGTAGTACCTGCCCAGGTGCTGCCAACGCCCATCGGCGTGACCGTGGGCGCGCACAGTGTCACAGCGGCGGATGGCACGGTCAGCACTACTGTCACGGCCGCATGGAAGGCTGTTGCTGGCGCTGCTTTCTATGATGTGGAGTGGTCCCGCTCGCAGTCAGACTGGGTGCGCATGCCGCGCACGGCGCTGACCGTGTTGGACATCCCGAACGCCTATACGGGCGACTACCTGGTGCGTGTGCGCGCAATCTCCGCTATCGACACCGTGAGCGCCTGGGGCTATAGCGCCGCCACGACCGTGGCAGCAAAGGCTCTTCCGCCTCGCAATTACGACACCTTTATGGTGGCCGAGATGCCTAGCGGCATGCGGCAGTACATCTTCACCTATACCACTCAGCGCCCGCCTGCTGACCTGGCCGGTGCCGAGATCCGCTACATCCTCGGCTCACCCGTCAACATTGACTGGCAGCAGATGCGCCCGCTGGACGATGGCGGCTACTACACCAATAGTTTCGAGAGCACCAAGCCCGAAGCCGGTCTGTGGACATTTGCGCTGCGTGCCCGCAGTCGCTCCGGAGTGCTGTCCGAGGGCATGCTCATCTGGCGTGGCCAGCTGCTGCACAACGTGGCCGATGTGGTGCCGGATCTGACGCCGCCGCCTGCGCCCACGGGCGTGACGGCCGTGCCGCTCATGACCAGCGCGCAGGTGAATTGGGCCAGCCCGACCTACACCGTGGGCCATGGTCATGACCACAGCGTGATCTATGCGGCGCTCTGGGCCGCGGGCGGCACAGCCCCGGCTTTCAGCGCAGCCAAGTCCGTGGGTACCGAGCAGGGGCACCCAGCCTCCATCCCGGTCGAGCTGGGCTCCAAGTACACCATCTGGGTTACGCATGTCAGTGTGGACGGGGTGGAGTCTGCGCCTTCGGTCGGCATAACCTTTGAGACGGCCCAGGACGTGGGCAAGCTCCTAAAGGTTTTGGCCGGGAAGGTCGGGGTCGAACAGTTCGAGCCCATCGTGGTGGAGAAGATCGACCAGCTAGATCTGATCGACTTTGACCGCATTGGCGCGCTCAACGACTTCAGCCTTGAACAGCTGGAGTCTGTGGCGCAGGTGGATCTCAAGCGCCTTGACCTGATTGACGTTGAGGGCGGCCCGCTGGGCAAAAGCCTGGTGACCGCTGCGGCTCAGCAAGATGCGCTGAACCAGCAGGTGCGCGGCAACATGGAGGATATGGCCAAAGGCTTGCTGGAAGCTGCCCTGGCTGCCGATGCTGCGCTCGAGCGCATCACCGATGCCGGGGTGTATGTCGATCCAGCCACTGGCCAGGTCAAGATCTATGGGCTAGAGACCACCAAAACCCAGGTCACCAATCTGGAGGTGCTGCTGGATGCGTTGTCTGGTCAGTTGCAGCTCAAGGCCTCCACGGCTTACGTGGATGGAAGGATTGCGGAGGCAGTGCTTTCGCCAGCAGATCTGCTGCTGTATGAGGGTCTGGATGCGCGCCTCATCAATGTGGTGCAGCAACTCGACAGCATCAATGGCACGCTCAGCAGTAAGGCCGAGGCACTTGAGCTGCAGAATGCTGTTGCCCGTCTGACCACCGCAGAAAGCAATCTCGATGCCATGGGCGCGCAGATCGCTTTGCGCGTGACGCGGGCCGAGTACGAGGCCGCGCAAGACGCCCTGCAAACCAGGCTGGGCAGTGCCGAGATGACCTTGTCGGCGCTGGATGTGCCAGCCATCACGGCTACGGTAACCGCTGTGAGCAAGTTGCAGCGTGAATCGGACAAGACCGCACAAGCTCTGCTGCAGGACATCCTGAATGGTGAATACAACAGGGTCCAGGCCCAGGACGCCTTGGCGTTTGCGCGCAACCAGTTGAGCGCTTCGATACAGGAGGGGCTGGCGGCAGAGGCGGCAGCACGCACTCAACTGGCGGCTACCGTGGACCATCAAGCAGCCGCACTGGAGCTGGAGTCGGTGACGCGCGCCACGGCAGACGCGGCCGAAGCCAGTCAGCGCCAAGCTCTGGCGGCCACGGTACAGGGTAACTATCAGCAAACAACTGCCGCAATTGAGGCTGAACAAGCTGCCCGTGTAGATGGCGACGCGGCAGAAGCAGCGCAACGCGAGGCCCTGCGTGCGCAAATGAAGGGCGAGACTGACACGTTGGCGGCGTTGCTGGAGGAGGAGGCCATGACCCGCGCCACGGCGGACAGTGCCGAAGCCACGGCCCGGCAGCAACTGGCTGCACAGCTGCAGCAGGCGGACAGCGCCCTGGGCGCGCAAGTGACGGACGAGCGCAATGCCCGCATTGCCGCCGATGAAGCCGAGGCAGCGGCCCGCACCGCTCTGGCCGCCCGCTTGGATGGCAAGGACAGCGATCTGGCGGCTCAAGTCACGGCTGAGCAGTCTGCTCGCGTGGCGGGTGATGCGGCCGAAGCCCTGGCGCGCCAGCAGCTGGCCACCCGGCTCGATGGCGTGGATGCCTCGCTCTCGTCGCAAATAACCAACGAACAAAGCGCTCGATCTGCGGGGGATGCAGCTGAAGCCACGGCCCGCCAGCAGTTGGCTGCCGCAGTGGAGCAGGCCCAGTCCTTGCTGCAGGCCCAGATCACGGCGGAAGCCACTGCCCGTGTGGACGGAGACCTTGCGGAGACCTCCGCGCGCGAAAGCCAGATCTCGGCATCTCGGGCATTGAGCCAAAAAGAGAGCGAGCGCACGGCGCAGGCTTTGCTTCAAGACATCCTGACTGGCGAGCGCAACAAGGAAGAGGCTCAGGCAACATTGGCTCTGGCCAAGACTGAGTTGGCCACACAGATCCAGGAAGGCTTGAGTGCGGAAGCACTGCAGCGCACCCAATTGGCGGCCATGGTGGATGGGCAAAAGGCGGCGCTGGCGGAGGAGTCC